TACCTGCCAGTTGCCTAATACGATTGGCTGACGATAGCTCTAGGGCTTCAGCCATGTTATCTACCTAGTCTTGTTTTGATCCAATTTGCAGCCGCTGGTTGTTCGGATTCTCCAAAGAAGTTATTTAATTGTGTCTTAATAAACTTTGGAGTTGATGGGTCTTTCCACATTCTCTGTGCCTGTTCGTTTGTGTATGAAATTGTACTCATTCCATCGTTTGAAGTCAGCACAACCTTACCACTCGATTGTGCCTTGAAAAGATTTTTAGTTACATCAGATCCAGCCATCTTGACAGCAGTATCTGGATCATATCCTTGAGCCATGTATGCTTTTGTAAGCTGAGGAACTTGAGCCTGGAAAATTTGTTGGTTAATGTCTGCGCTTGTTTTCCCAATTTCTGGCGCAAGAACAGTTCGCTTTACTCCATCAATATTTATATCGGCAGATGGAAGCAAAGACTTCTCGCCAGCAAGATAATTCTTTGCGGCATCAACTCTTGCTTGTCTTGCTCTGGCTTCAACATCAAGTTGCCCCTGCATCTTGGTTGCTTCAAGAATACTTGGTCCACCTTTTTCAATCATTCTTGATCCAATTGTTTCTCCAATAGGAATTCCAGATTCTTTTTGTTTTTCCTGTTCAAGAAATGCGGCAAGATCTGCAGCCCTTCCAGCCCTTCCTATTGGCGTTGACATTGTTTCCTCTTCGCGTGATTTAGCAATATCCATACGAAGTTTCTCAAGCTTTAATGCCTCTTCTTCAGCTTGCATGGCTTTAGCCTGCTTATAGGCATCGCTTTCATATAAATTAAATGGTCCGTATGATATGCTATCTGCCATAAATTATCCTTATTTAATTTTTAGTGGACTAAAAAGACTGCTAATTCCGCCAGCAATCTGAGCAAATTGTTGCGCACCGCTTGGCTGACTTGCAAGCGCGCCGACCTGCGCACCATACGTTTGAGCCTGATAATCAGACATAGTATTATAGATGTTTGCAGCATTCCCAGCCAACTGCACAGGAATTGCAGGGTTCGTTGTTTGATAAAATTGATTTGCAGCAGGTCCAGTTTGGAATTGATTTGGTGTAACCTGATTTGCGTTAATGTAATTCTGGAATGACGCATTTTGCTGTGCAAGCCTTTGACCAGCCAAATTGTAAAGCGAAGGTCCGCCAGCGATGAAGTTGGATGCAGCACCAAGCCTATTCTGCTGTAATCCTTCCCGCAACGCTAAGTCGCGTGCTGTAGCAGCACCAGTTGTCTCGCCAGAACCAAGGAAGCTTTGTGCAGCACCATAGCGTGCAAGCTTTCTTGCTTCGCCAGCCGCGCCAATTTGTGCTGCTTCTTGTACTGCAGGACCAATACCAAAAATATTTCCACGGGCAGTCTGCGCTGCTCTTGCCGCCTGCTCGTAACCGCGCCGTTCTTCCGCACCAAGAGTAGATCCAAGTCTAAGTTGATTTAATGCTTCCTGCTCAATCGTGTTGCGCAATTGCTCTGTTTGTCCAGTTGTAGTTGCACCAAGAGGCTGAGTAGCCATCTGGCGATATTGACGGCCAAGTCCAACAGCCGTTCTGTACGCCTCTGGATCAATCTGGCGCAGTTGATCTCCAGCACGTTCTTCTGGCAATTTTACAAACTCGCGAAAGGATGTGATCTGTTTCAATCCTTCTGCATCTGTTGATGTAACTGGTTTAAAGTTTGCAACCTGCTGGCCAGCTTTTGTGACCGCGCTTTGTACGCTTGTCAAATCTGATTTTAATTGGTCTATTGATATCTTAGCTGATGCGCGCCTTGGATCTGCGGATGGAAGCTGATCATATAAGCTTTGAGCTGCCTCAATCCTGCTATTGATACCAGCAATCTGTGAGTTTCCATCTTGAACGATTTGATTCAACTTCCCAATCTTACTGTTATTATAGTCGTTTATAATGTCTTGGTCAGACACTTGAAAGTTCAGGCGAGTAGAAAGGTCGGACGCACCAAAGTTTGCATCAGCCGAAAGGTTTGCTGGTGGCTGGCTAGAAGGCTGTCCAGCAAATGACGGCAATCCAGTCTGGGGATCAATTGGTGCTGTTGATCCAATCCTTGAGCCTCCTCGTCCAGCCAAGCCTGCTATTTGCTCTGCAAGAGTATTGTATGTCTGATTTTGAGATAATTGATCTTTGTAATTTTTCTCAATATCAGAAACTTTTTGCTTTGTTATTTTGGATGCAGCATTGGCTGCTTTTGAAATTGAATCAAATTCAAAATTATCAGCTTGCGCATCGTATGCCTGCTCTCTTTCAATCAAATCATTTCTTACTCGATTTTGATATTGATTCCCACCAGGTTCTGCGGTTTCATTCCATCCAGTCAATTCAGAAATATCACCATTCGCATCGACAGAATATTTTGTTACCCTTGATGACTTGTAGGGTCTATTATAATCAAAAGCATTTCTTCCTCCAAACGCCATATTAAATCTCTCCTGCTTGGTACTTCTTTGTCGTAATCTTCTTTGCTTCTTCGTTGCGCTTCAGTACATCTTCAATATTTGTTGTGTATGTTGGTGCAGCAATAGGTTGTGATATGCCAGCCGTGTAATTAACTGGTGATACGCCACCACCCATCGCGACTTCGCGCTCAACCGATGCTTGTGGTGCTTGACCATAAGTTCTTGCGAATTGGGATGTAAGCTGATTGCCTAGTGCTCGGTTTAGGGAATAAGCTTGTGGGCTGTACTCATACTGCCTACGCAAGCCTTCCAGCGTGCGTTGACCACCATATTGACGCTCTAGCTGTAATCCTGCCTGCACCTGCGCAAGCTGGTCGGCAGCCGTAAGCTGACGCTCCAGTTGGCGTTGTTCGGGCATATATTTGATGCGAAGAGCATTCTCAAGTGCAGCAATATCTGGAGACTTTTCGATGTAGGTTTCAAGCGAAGAACGATAGAATAACGCATTAGCCTGCGCCGATTTCATTGGATCGGGCGGGGGCGGGGGTGACGGGATGGATGGTGATCCGCCCATTAGCGTAACGCCTTTCGCATAAAACTCATATAGTCATAACTCCTTGGTTTGCCAGAACGATTAAAGGTGATCCGCTTGCGAGGACCAAAACGCTCCGCTAGGAGCAACAGCAAGCCTCCCAAGGATTTAGCACCCTTTGAGGAGATCGTCAAGTCCACAAACACATTCTCGCCATCTTCGCTATGCACATAATGATTAGGCTCTTGCCCATCCTTTATACCCCTAGCCAAAGCCACGCCTGCAATACCATCATTATCGCGAACAATCCCAACCATCCCTTGTTTTTCAAACCAACCAAACCACTCAGCCAGGTTAGGCCACATAGCCTCTGGAACGCCGCTTTGCTCAATATACTCAACAGCGGTCATAACGCCTTCTGTGTTTCGATGGTATCTGGGTTGGCTGCTGCCGTAATTTGGCGGATTGCCATTTTATTGGCAACAGATGAAATTTTGACATTAAGCAGCCTCCACTTTTGATACTTGCGAAGATCGCTTGCAAGCTTCTTTTTTACTGATGTTGGAAGGACGGCTGGAAGCGTAAACTCAAGTGTGAGTACGGCACTTGATATATTTAGATTTGGCTGAACATCAATATCCCCAACATCTATATCACGCTGAATGGATATGGTTGTATCTGTCGAATAGGAATCATCAAAAATTACCTCGAAATGCGATCCGTACTTAACAGCAAATGGATCTCCAAAGTTAAAGTCTTTGGTGCGAACAGATGATTCATAATCAAATGTTCCAGTTGATGTTGTTGTTGTTGAAGTTCCACCAGTTGAAACAGTTGTTGTGTAAACACCGAAATCCCTGTAGTCTGCGGTTGTTACCTGCGCTGGAGTCTTGTATCCGCTATACCTGGTGATTTGTCCTGTTGTCAATTTCATCATTAACCGCAAACCTTGGTCTTGGAAATTGGTTAATGCAAACTGCATTACATTCGGAGTCCATATTCCCTCAAATGCTCCAAGAGTCGTGTTGTAAACAATGATTGTATCGTTAAAATCATTTGACTCTGTTGGTATTGCAAGAAAGTATCTATTGTCATAAAAATGTGCGGCAGCTATTCCAATTTTTGCACTATTGATTTGCTGTATAACATCTTTAATTACCTCTGAAATTGGAAGGCCAACGGATGTGAAATCGTCTGCTGCTGAACGCACAAGTGATCTAATACCATCATCAGAAAGAAAGAATATATCGCTATTGACCTGAACAGCGGAAGCTTCGGCCACACAGCCAGTGTTATTTGATATTAACTGAACAGTCCAATCAGCCGCACTTGTTGCATCTGGAGGAATTGTAACCTGGAAAATTCGTCTCTTCTTAAACACAATTATTCTGTTTTGATAATATTGAACTATGGCTGTAATTTCATCTCCATCATCTGCGTTAACAACAATGCTATTAGTCAAATCCCAAATTGACGCATCTAAAATATCTGATGCGTAAAGAGTATTTCTATTTGATCCAGATCCAACTCCAAACAACCTATTCCCAGTATTTATTAAAAGTCTTAAATCAAGCGGAGGCGGACTAACTGTTGCTGTAGCTGTAGCTCCAGATCCATTCCCAATAATTGTTACAGTTGGTTCCCCCGAATATCCATATCCTCCATCAACAACAGTAACTCCTGTAACAGCACCTCCAGCTACAGTTGTAATTAGGGTTGGTAATGTTCCGCCCCAATCTGGTCCTGTCACAACTGCAGTTGCGCTGGTATATCCACTTCCTGCCGTAGTTACAGTTATTGCCCTAATTTTACCAGCTTGTCTTGTCGCAATATCTCCATCATAATAGTAAAGCGCACCATCCGAATCAGCCATATACATCTTGTCGTTAAATTGAGCCATGCTTACTTTTGCATCAAAGCTGGTTGAAAATCCGTCAGCCCATTTTTGCGCTTCGTTATCCCATGTTCTTGTAGCTCCAGTTAAATTATCCCATATTTCTTCAATTCTATGTGGCCCAACATTTCCGTCAGAGTTAATCGCTGTTCCATTTGAATTGATTGTATAAAGTTTTCCTTGAATTACGGCAACAAGTCTTTCGGTTTGAGATGTGTCGTAATATCGCATTCCGCCAATTGATCCTTCTTGGCTGGTTGCAGATGTGCTAAAACTTGTTACGCCTTTGCGAGTTTCCAAACTCCCCTTTGGCGATAGGGTCATATTGACCAACTGCTGAACTTGATTTTCGGCGAGTAAGTCTGATTGAAGACCGCTGGCTTGACCGCCCGCAAAACTGCGGATTCCGTCAAACGCCAAGAGATCGTCTAAATTGTCCGAGTAATACGGCACAATATCTCCTTTAGGCTGAGAACATTTCTTCTATGGTTAGCTCACCAAGACTCTGTGGAGTGATCTGTTTCACGCCACCAACCTGGCTCAATTCGTAATTAGCCATTAAAGCAAGGTCGGCATTGGCAGACTGCGTGATGGCCTGTGCCTTGGCATACTGCCGTTCACGCTCAAGTGCGTCTGCGTGAGTCAATGCTAAAACCAAATGATGAACGTGGGGTAGGCGAAGCTCATCATCCAGCGCGGTTTGAGATGGAGGAAAGTCAACGATGATGTTTGTGCGGGTAAGGCACTTCAGTTTTTCAACAACACGCAATGGTGTAGTTCCAGCAGTTTTAAGCCTTGGGTAAAGGTTTAGTTCTGCAATGCCACTGCTGTTGCGACCAGTAAAATGATAGGTGTCTGGATCGCCAGTACGAGCATCATCAAGCAAGCCTGGGTCTTGGCTGATGATTGTAGCTAGGTCAATTGGATCAACCTCTGCATCGTTGTAAGACACCGAAAGAGGTGTTTCAACATTTGTTCCCAAAGTAATAAGACGAGTTGTCCCAACAGAATAGGTTGAATTTGTAACAGTCTCACGCCAAGGTGCAAAGTCCCATACGCGCCGATAGGCCAAGCTTGCTGACTTCTGCAAGAATGTAAGTGTATCTGAGTCGGTCTTGCCAACCTTCTCGCCAGCAAATTGTGCAATTTCAGTTAGCGTCATTTATAGACTCCAAGTTAAACCTCTCGAAAACCTCTCCATCAATCTCTTCTGTGTACGCACCAGTAACTCGATAGCCTTCTGGAACGCTGGCTGGAGTATAAGGCTTAATACCCACTTCAGCAAGTTGCTCCTTGCTCCAGCACCAGAAGATGCTGGCTGGATGGTTGACATCGCCAATGCGGATGCCTTCGGGTTGACGGATGATGTTATTGTTTGTTGTGATCCACATAGTTACTCCTTATCTTGCTCTTGCGTATTTGAATGGTGACTCGGCAAAGGCAATAAAAATATAATTTATTCCAGATCCATTTTGATAGGGATCTGTTCCCCTTAACTTAAATCCATTTGAAAGAAAGTCATGAGCAATTGTTGCCCCATAATTAAATTCAGCATTATTAAGGTATGGGTACAATGCTTTTGAAACTAAATTTTTATCGTCTCTAGCCGAATCGTGAACTAGCCAAGGTTGCGCTGAATTTGCGCCCTTTGTAATTACAAATTTTGGTCTAAATCCGCAATACGCAAATGGACCATCTGCACTTCCGTTGCCAGCGTAAGAACCGAATTTGCTGAAGCCTTCTACTTCAGCAAAGCAGTAGGCGATGTAGGTATCATTGTTTGCGTTGATAGCCGCATTTGTTCCAACTGAAAACACGCTAGACGTTGGGCTGGTTGAGTTCCAGTAGTCTGATCCAGCGGCTGTTGCTGAT